TTACATTTACCATCGTTTCTTTTTTACAAGAAACACAACATATACCGATAGTTTCTGATGGTTCATTATATACTGGTATTTTTCCACATTTGCATTTTTTATTTTTAACATCTATCATTGTATCTGTTTTACACTTTAAACAACAAATAGCGGTTGTTTCAGTTGGTTCATTAAATATTGGTTGCGCTTTTCCGCATTTACATTTTTTACTTTTTATATTTACCATAGTAGCACTTTTACATTTTAAACAACATATCGCGGTTGTTTCAGTTGGTTCATTAAATGATGGTCGTGCTTTTCCACATTTACATTTTTTACATATTACATTAATCATCGTAGTACTTTTACATGATGAGCAATATAAACCAATAGATTCGGTTGGTTCATTAAAATCAGGACGTTTTTCACTTCCACACTGACATTTTCTTTCCTTTATATTTATCATTGTCTCTGTCTTACAAGATGCACAACATATTGCAATTGTTTCATTTATTTCATTGAAATGAGGTATTTTTCCACATTTACATTTTTTATTTTTAACATTTATCATCGTATCAGTTTTACACGACGAGCAACATATTCCAATTTTTTCGGTTGGTTCGTTATAAATGTTTCGTTTATCACTTCCACATTTACAAGTATTATGTATTATATCAATCATCGTAGAAGTTTTACAAGATGAACAACATATTGCGATTGTTTTATTTGGTTCATTATAACAAGCCTTTTCACATTTCCCACAAATACACATCCGTGAAGTATATTTCATACTTTCTTTATGCAATTTACACCTTGTAGGAAAATCACGTTTTAATCCATATGATGCGTGTTTATTACAATTTTGAAAATCACACAACTGCGCCATTCTTTTTATTTTGAATATATAATTAATTATATATTCAATTTTATAATTAATGCGTAAAAATACTTAAAATAAAAATATTTAGGAATAGTATATGGACTTTAAAGAAAAACCGCCTGACGACTTTTTCAAAGGAATTAAACTTTCTTTGAAATCGGTCTTGAAACATCCTGATATAAATACACCGAAAATAACAAATGCCGTTATTCAGTGTAATAAAATAGTCATTAATGTTTTATTATTTATGAAATTATATTTATTGGATTATTATGAAACGCATAAGGTTTTACCTATCATAGATAAAGTATTTATTAATTCCTGTATGAAAATATTGTGTAATGAAAAACCCCAAGGCAGACCACCAAAAAAAGAAATTAAAGAACTCAAAGATACATTAACCACTTTTTATAGCAAAGAATTCCAACCGCTGATCCAAAATGAACCACTTGAATATACACATATGAATACTATTTTAGATTATTTGACGATAGATATTCTTACAATGTATGAGAATAACATTAAACTACATTTCGTAGAATATGTGGAACGCTATGTGAATGTTGTTTGGAAGAAAAAGTTTTTAGTAAGTAAAATAAGAAAAATGAATATTAGCAAAAAAGAAAAGGATACTAGAATTAATAAGTTATGTAATCAATTAAGAAAAATAAAAACCGATTTATTAAATGTTGAAACAACGGCATACAAGTCCCATGTATCTTATCATAAGTGGATTACCGAACAAAAACAAAATATTCTACCAATAAAAACATTCAAGAAGAATGTATATTATGATTTGCAATGTAGTCCAATGGACTATTTCCCCTGTATGATAAAAATAATGAAACAAGTAGAAGAGGAAGCACAAACCATTTGTAATGTCTTTCCAATGCGTAATGAAATCATACCAAAACATATTAGATTAGACACCACTACCTTAGTACATCTTTTAATGACGAAATCACAAGGTAATAAAAGTGCTTATTTAACCGAAGGAAATTTGAAACGCAATGAAGATAAAATATGGGAATTCTTTTTTAGAACTGAACGGAAATGTTTTCATAAAAAACATTACGAGTTTCATCATATGATAGAAACCGATGGAATTAGTTGTTCTTTATTGTTATTACGCAAGGATTTAATTGGAAAGCGTCTGCCGACTATGAAAAAGGGTATAAATAATGAAGAATATATTGATGAATTAAAAGATTATAACTCCTTACAAAATAAGAAAATTGTTGCGATAGACCCAGGCAAATGCGACTTAATTTATTGTGTGGATGCGGATAATAAAGAAGCAAACACATTTCGTTATTCACAAGACCAACGCAGAAAAGAAACGAAGAAGAAAAAGTATGCGAAGATACAATTAGAATTGAAACAAGAAAAAATACATGGTAAAACAATTATAGAATGGGAAACCGATTTATCCAAAATGAATAAAAAAACACTGGATATAATCAAGTTTAATGCGTATATCAAAAAGAAAAGTGAAATAAATGGGAGGTTATTTGCTTTTTATGAAAAATACATTTTTAGAAAATTACGTTTGCAAAGTTATAGAAATACAAAGACCAGCGAACAAAGAATGCTTAATAATTTCAAACGTATATTTGGTAATGAAAAAGATGTAGTGGTTTGTTTTGGCGATTACGAACAGAAACAACAAATGAAATACAAGGAGGCAACCAAAGGAAAAGGTATGCGAACCTTATTTAGAAAAGCAGGTTTTCAAACGTATTTAGTAGATGAATTTAGAACTAGTTGTAAATGTTCTAAATGTGAAGGAGGTAGTTGTATAAAAAATATGGTAATGAAAAACCCAAGACCATATAGAACAGGAAACGTTATCGTTCATGGACTGATTTGTTGTAAAAACGGATGCGGTTATTGGAATAGAGACGTGAATGGTGCAACAAATATCTACAAAATTGCTTCTAACGCAATAAATAATAAAGCAAGACCCAATTATTTATCTAGAAGCAATAATTTATCAGGTAATTTAGAAGAATTACCACAACCAAAATTTACACGCTCTGTGATGAGCAAACCTTGTTAATTTATAATTTCACCGAAAGGTGCGGTTTTAAATCTTCAAGGGTGTAAATGCGTAACTTGATGTGGCAAATAGTTTTATGTAATATATATATAATAAAGTAAAGTATGAGTTGGAGAGCTAATAATAGTAGAAAAAGAACAAAGATTGATGGATTGGTATGGATACCAGACGGGCCGTCGGCGACTAATAATAGTGAATTTGGACCTACAGGTATAACAGGTATAACAGGCATAACAGGCATAACAGGCTTAACAGGCTTAACAGGCTTAACAGGCTTAACAGGCTTAACAGGCATAACAGGCATAACAGGCATAACAGGCATAACTGGCCCAACAGGCATAACTGGCATAACAGGTCCGACAGGCTCTTCGCAATCTTTTGCATATGAAGCAGTAGTTGTTAATTTTGCAAACAGTGCTTTTACGAATTATACAACAACATATTTAACTTTATTTGTGATTGGAAAACTTGTAGTATGTAATATTAGCCCCATTATAAATATTTTAATAAATACAGCCATTACCACCAACTCTATTATTACTATCATATCCACCACTATTAGCAGTATATATTATCCACAAACCCCAATATCAGTGTCAGGTTCAATTACTGGTGGAAATATTGTAACAGCCACACGTACCATTTTAGGAATTAGCACTATTACTATAAATACGAATGGATCAATCACTTTATTATTAAACAATTTTTTAACCGGCAATGTTGTTTCGTCAGATTCACTTATTGTCTCTTGGCCAAATATTCTAACATGGATATTACCTTAATCAAAATTACTTTTATAAACAAATAATGGTAGAAAAAGAAAAAAGATTGATGGATTGGTACGGACTAATAATAGTGGATTTGGACCTACTGGTATGAGTGTGGTAAAACTTTATTTTTAATTTTTACGTGTTGATTTACGTGTTTTATTTTTACGTGTTGATTTACGTGTTGATTTACGTGTTTTATTTCGACGTGTTTTATTTCGACGTGTTTTATTTCTTCGACGTCTAGATTTTATACGGCGCCCACCTGATAAATTTTCTATTTGATGTATATCAATATAGGTTAATTCATACTCTTTTGGAAATTGTTCTAAAATATGTGTATTAACATATGTGGTTACTGCATTACATATGTCGTCTATATGTGTTATTAAATTAGGCGTTACTTGTTTACTGATAGCATAAAGCGATAAGTCATTTACCATATTATGTAATAGAGTGTGGATTGGGAAAAATAAATGATTTATGTATCCTGCGTAATGATTTTCTGCTTGCTGTTCAATCTTAAAATTATATCCGGTTAAATCATAGTTTGATATAAATAAGCCAATAGGTGTTAATATATAATTCTTTTGGGTTTTACTATTATAAATCGGATACACTATATCATGATAAGAAGGATAATAATTTACCTCTACTGGATGACCTGAAATTCGTTTTGGATGCGTATGTCCCATAATATCATGATATCCAAATTTATGAGTACACAAGTTAGGTGTAGATATTTCAGTTCCATTATGCCAAGAGTCATCGTCATCGTGATAGTATACACAAACTTCAGTTGGATTATTTAATTCCGGATAGAGATATTTTCGAATAGATTTCAACGATGGCTTCATACAAAATACTTTTAAAAAATACTTTTTTAAAAAAGTATCGCAAAAAGGGTGACATTAAAAAAGTGTGTCAAAATTTCGGAACTTGTATTCTCTTTCAGAGGGAACCTGGGTTTCCTTTCCCTCTTTTCCGGTAAAAGTAGCAATACGCACTACTGGTTATCACTTGTGCTTCTGGTATTTCATTAACAACAGTATCATTAAAAACATACCATTTGCCATTCGCATTCTTAATCGTCGCAGTATAGTGCCCTCCTAAAGCCCCGCCATGGTGATTACATATCGCGTATAAATCATAAATATAACTGCCGCTATTATATCCCTTGACATATCCGGAAAAATCAGCATTGCTTAACGGCGCATGTACAATCGTATGGATTTTTCTTATTTGATTATTTTGATGGTTCCACCGTTTAATATCAATAATCATCACATCAGGTAGACTCCAAAAAATAATACCGCGGTTTGCATTCTCTTTTAGCTTTGTTTTATCATTAAACCATGCATTATCGCCTTCTAGGCTTTCCTTTTGACAATATAAATCTAAACAATCAAACAATGTAGGTTCCGCTTTATCCGGTATTGGAATACTTAAAACAGAAAAGGGTTCCGGTGTCATACTCATGGATTCGCCAGTCGTTTGTGACGTGATTTCAGAGACATGAATGCCATAAAAAATAGCCAACATTTCTGAATATTCTTTTTTATACATATTTTTCATCATTGTATAACAAATCGTGGCGAGATTATCAACACTATTTTGCGCCGAGCCAGTGATTTGCATATCTACATCTCTGGACAAAGAGGTATGAAAACAGTCTACAATAAAGAGTAGAAATTCCTGTAAATCATTTTGTGCATGACCGGTGAATATATCTCTGTTTTTTATAGATGCCACTTTTTGTATGGCTTTAATAAAACCCCATGGCGCCACCACGCAATTAGAACTCCATATAAGCTCTCGCAGTTTATCCCATTCCAACAACACAATAGAATCAGGTACTCGGTTTAATTTTTTCTTATAATCGCCGTTTTCTATGAAATTGTTCAATTCATACGTATGCGATATGATTTGCATACAAGAGTTTAAATAGCACGTATTACCTACATTGGCTAATCCGGTAAGGCCATTATCTTCATATTTTTGAAAGAGTAGAGTTTTACTATTCTCATGTGGTGGGGCTGACATGAATATATATAATAAATATATCAACTATTATATTTATATATTTATCTATTTATGTATATCTATTTATATATATTTATGTATAAATATCATTCCTCGTACAATAAAAAAGGTACGGCATATACCGGTAAAAACTTTAGTTGTTTTGACTCACTGCTTTGCTTCAACCTTTTTCCAAAAGGTTGTGATCATCTGATTCCCTTTTTTCAAATTATCTGCTTTGTAAAGATAATCATCAAACAATAAATATTTAACTTCTTTATTCCTGATCGCTTCAATCTTTTTTCTTTGTTGGTCTGGCTCCGGATAATCTTTTTTAAGCTGTTCCAATTCCGCATACCATTTTCGTAATGAATGACCTTTCTTTTTCCGAAAATCTTTCATCTGTTCCAATACCAGAGCAAACAACTGCTGTAACGGCTTCATAATTTGATTGGTAATATAGAACGAATAATTAATCTTTATTTTGCCTTTGTTTGCTAGAATAAATTCAGGCGTTTCAATACGCTCACCTTGTAGTGCTTTCTTATCCGGATTTTCAATATATATAAAAGGGATACGGTCCCCGATGCTGGGCTTATTCCCAGGGTCACGTCGACCAATTCTGTCGGCCAACACTTTATGCGCGATTTGTTTGGGATTTTTATAACCCGACTTGAGTGATTTGGTAATAATCAGTTTATCCATCCCATATTTTTCATCCGTAATATTTTGTAAACAGGCTCGAAGAAAGGTACTGGCTTTTTCTACATCTTGGTCTTTCATAAAGATATCTATAACACCCCCATAAATATCTTTTACTATCGGCGCATTATCACGCCGTTTTAATACAATACCCATCGACTTGCGTTTACCCTTTAAGGGATCCAGTTCATACAACATCCCCACATATCGTTTTTTCGATAACAAGCAAAACGGTAAGAAGGTTTTCTCATACTCTAAATCATGCGGGGCTTTTAAAAACATGGATGCCAATTCACTGGCCTGCTGTGCCAATTCAATCGTAATTTCCAAGCCTTTTTGCCCGATGATTTTATTACCTGCCATATCTTTTAAATTAAATTTAAAGAAGACCGAATCTGTATCACCATAAACATATTCGGCATTGGTTCTGACCGGTCCATGATTTTTGGTTTCAACAACCAGGTCAGCATACGCTTCTTCAATCACGCGTTTCGCATACGTGAGCAATTTACGACCAATCGCTGTCGTAGACGCCGCACAATCTTTATCGTAAAATGAACTGGATTTCGCACCCGTTTGGCCATACATGGAATTGTTGGTCACTTTAATACTGGCCTGCCGCTTATCCAAAATATTTCGCATAAACTCGTCAGGATGGTTTTCGCCCTGCTTGCGCGTGGCTTTTCGCGCGGACAATAATTCCGCCAAAATCGACGGCATAATCGCTTTCGCGCCATCAGGAAATTGTGCCCACCGGCATGTCTTATAGCCGACCTTTACTTTTTCCATCCCAGCTTTGGGATTACCGTTTTTCCGTTGCCACTTGTAAGCGTCATAGGTAATATCGACATATTTATAATTGGGCAAGTTATCGTATATATACAAACCTGTTTTTGCGTCTTTTTCGCCTGTTTCTGCGATCAACACATCTTTCAAATTATATTCTTTGGTCCATACTTTACTATCGTGGGAAATGTTTTCGCTCATCATACCGGACGGATAGAGTGAACTATAGTCCAGACAAGCCACAGAATCATCCAAATACAAGTCGCACTTGGGGTCTAACACAGTCGCACCTTCATACCCTTCATCGTCTAGAGCTTTATCATTGACCGGCATAAGAGTGCCTTTCTCGCGGCATTTTTTCGCGATATAACTGGTCAACTTAATGCCTTGGCCTCGTAAGACCAGAAACTCCATTGGCACACTACATAGATTGGCCATCTCGATAAATCCAGTCATCACATCTATTTTACGCATCAAATGATGGACCAGATTACAATCCTGTAAACAATATTTCGCCACAATGGCACGCTCTTTGGGCCCTTCATTCGTCATGCGAAATATATCTTGCGGTGTTAAGTCGTCTTTGGCCAAGCCCCAGCGTACCTTCTTTTTCATATCTGGTTTTTCAATACCTTTGATCATAAAGGTTTTTTCTTTGAGATTCACATCATAGACTTCGAATTTTTTGCCCTCTTTATAATAGTCGATAGAATGGGCTTCCTCTTCAAAGCTAATAAAACTGCCATTTTCCAAACCTGTCAGGTTCTTTGAAAAGATTTTGGTACTGCCGCCGGCGGCAAAATCGTCGTGTTCTAATTTAGTGACTCCGTCGCCAATAAAGTAACCGGCCACATAATCCAGTTTATACTGGTTTAATTGATAATCCCGGCGGAAATAATTCAACATATCCACTTGTAGGCGACCAGTCATTTTAATATATTTCAAGTCATATTGCCCACTGGCTAGAACCGTTTTATTTTCTTCCAAGCCTTCTTTTTTGGTTCGCCAATCGCGATTGATACAGACTTCGTTTTTATTTCTGGATAGCTCTAGAAATTTATGTTCGCAGCCCAACTCTTTGGCCCGCAAAAACATAAACTGGTAGTCGAAGCCGAATATATTGTAGCCAATCACAATATCGGGATTCTCTTTTTGGATGAGCTTGGTCCACGCCAGCAAAACTTCTTTTTCTGTTTTATAACATTCAATCTTGGAATTTTCTATTTGGGGCAAGTCATCACAGGTATCTCGCGCAATACAGTGGTTTAAGTAAGGCTTGGCTTCCCCATAGCGAACAAACGTGGACCCGATAAAAGTGACATTGTCGCCTTTTAATTTGGGAAAAGTACTCGTAAGAGTTCTGGTCAATTCCAGTATTTTTGTTTCTCGCACTTCGTCTTTATCCAACAGCAAATCAATAATAGACCCTTTCTTTTTATAGGGTTTGATTTTGGCTTTGAAATTACGCCAATTGAATACAGATGTAAACTCTTCGGCATCACCTGCTTCTTTCAACCCTTCTTCTTCCATGGTAGGTTCTTCGCCTTCTGCTTCCACTTCCACTTCTTCAACATCAATAGTATTATCATTATCATTATCATCGTCATCTATACCCTCTTTCTTATACGTTGCTGGACATAGCTTAATCCAGCGAGCAAATAAAGTGGTGAGCAACTCGTATGAGATAGGGTGGATGGGGTAAACTAAATCCACCTCGGGGGGTACCCCCCCTTGCCCCACATAAGCTGAATTGGGGGGTACCCCCATCTGCTGCCCTTGCCCTTGCCCCCCATCTACTAGTTTATCATGTGCTGGCGATGCAGTGAACGCCGTGATAATAATCGTTTTAATAAACTCTTCTGTACAGTTGGACTCGTCGCATAAATCCACAATATTCGTGGCCAATTTTTTATAGTTTTTCACCGCCAGAGGAAAGTCTCCATGACTGCTACTGGCTTCAATATCAAAACTACAAATTTTATACGGTACTACTGTTTCTTTTTTCGGTAATGGAATTATATTTTTATAATTAATGGTATATTCAAACTCGCATGTGGTGCTATGGGTTTTATGTTTTAATGTTTTCGAACGTGGTAAGGTAATCCAGCCGGAAGGACTTATTTCTTTAATATGAAATAGCCGTAAGAGCGGCGGAATCTGGGCTTCGTATAAAATCGTGCCCGTTGTGCCAAACATGTAGCCATTCGGTTTTAGTTGTCGGCTATACTCACCTGTTTTTGCACACGTGGATGAAGTATACCATAGATTTTTGGCTTTTTTCATGGCGGCTTCATTAATAAATTTGATCAAGACAAAGGTGTATAATTTACCGGCGTCAAAACCATATAATTTCTTTTGCTTCACGAGTTTGGATGACACCACTGCATCGTCATAATAATGTGCCCCTAAATCATGCTTTAGGTGTTCTATAAAATCACACTTTATAGATTCTGTCCAGTCATCGCCAACCTTGGCATAGAAGAAGGGATTATAGCCTTCTACAAATATAGACGCGGTTTTGCCTTTTTCGTTTATACCAAACATTTGGATAGTGAATTCTTTCACCCTTCTTTCATGGGGATTGGTGGGGTCATTGTCGTTGTTCATGTTCATGTTTTGTTTGACATCATCATAGGTGTTGAATGTGAGCAACCGAAAAGAATCGTCCATCTTATGTTGG